TCTTGCGCCAATCAATTACATTTTTGATCTGGAAGCCTCGATTGTTTATGGATCTCATAATCTCCTCAAGAACCATCACACATTCTTGATGGAGACCCAGCATTGATTCAAGACGTATCATGGCTGCATCATTCGTCACCCGTTCATCGATGTCACCTCTTATGACGCGCTCCATGAATTGCTCACGACCTAGCTTTTCAAGCTCATCTTGAGTGGCCTTGCCTGAATAGTATGCGATTAGCAATCGTGTAAGCGTCTTTTTGTTAGCTGTCAGCTCACGGACCTTAGCACGCTCTTTTGAAAGCAGCGCCAAATATTTTCCATGAAGCATTGGGACCTTGATGCTCTCAAGGTCCAAGTTCAGGTCATCCAACTTCGTGTCGATAACCCACATGTCGAGAATGTCTTGTGTTTTCATCATCTAGCCATAATACCAGGTTTCTAGGCAAATGTACAGAACTAAATGCGTTCTAGTGTATATTTTCTGTAAGAAAATGTAGCTGTAGCTTCAAGATATTCAACATCATTGGCCATAGATGAAAATCTGAGAGCGGATAGGCTTGTTGGAAAGGCGTCAGCGAAGAACACGTTGAGACCGGGGTTCTTGTGGCTTGTCAACACCGTCAGAGTCGCATCTGATGTTAATGTCATCGCGGTGCCGATAGTATTGGGCGCTGCAAGAGGAGATGATGCAGATAGGTCACGAAGCTGTCTCAAGCTGTTCGGGTGACCGAGACCTTCGAGCCAGTTGACCATCTCGATATAGTTACGCATGTCCTCATCGACTCGAAAGGTCAGTTCTAAGGGATCGTATGTAAGCTTATCACCAGGACGGACTAACGTACCTACCGGTGTCGGAGTATTGATCGGCGACATGCTGATGGCTGGGACATCGACGGCCTGACAAAAATAGTTCACCATCGGTAACCGACGCAAGGTGAATCTAAACCCAAGCGGCGAAAGGTAATTCAGATTGGTAGGTTGGTCTGTTATGGTGCTCATCGATTCCTCCCTACCTATTTAGGTACCACGCAAAAAGAAACTCCGCGGATTTCTCCGCGGAGTTCTCTAACACTAATCAAAATTAGTATATTTTATAGGAGATTGGTCACGGCGACAAAGCGATAGTAGATGTTCGCCTTCGCATCGCCGAATGAACCGATCGTACCGTCGGCTGTAGCTGTCGCAAACGGATTGGCCACGATACCGTAACGAGTCTTGAAGCCAATCTTCGGCTGGAACGTGTCCTGACCGATGGCGCGAACCATCTGGAGCGGCACATACGGGCAGTAGAACAGACCGGCGTCGAAGGCTGAAGAACCCTTGTAGCCAACTGTCAGATACTGCTTGCCAGTTGATGATGAGAAGTACGGGTCGATGTAAACGCGGATGCGGCCGTTAAGCACACCAGCGAATGTGTTACCCGTGTCATCAACTTGAAGGTTCGCTGACAGAGCAGGTGTATAGTCAAGCACACCAGCCATTGACAGAGCTGAAGCAACGTCTGATGAGCAGATCATCACGTTGCCCTTACCGCGACGAGTAGCCTTCGCGATTTGGTTAGCTTCACGCTCGATCTGGAACAGCAGACCCTTAAACTTTTCAACCATCCAGCGACCGTTTGAGTCAACGTCAAGGTTGAATGTGCCTGTTGAGGTCACATTTTCCTGAGCGCCGGCTGTGGCGGTGTAGTTGATTGTGCGAACCACTTCGCGGTTGATTTCCGCAAGGATTTCAGCAGACAGAATGTTCGCAAGTTCTGATTCGGCATCCAGACCATGGATAGCCTTCAGATCCTGCGCCAGTTCCATCGTGTATTCAGCCTTCAGGGCGCGTGACACGGCGGTCACGGCGACCTTCTCGACTGAGAATGCCATTTGCTGGAACGCATTGGTTGAACCATCACCCAGGGCTTCCGCACGGGCTGTGGTCATGCCGGTTGACACGGTGTAGCCTGTCTGACCAGCCTTCACGCGACCTGTCGGGTCTGTGCCGTCCTGTGACTTGCCGCTCGAAGTATTCGCAACCACGAAGCGAGAGGCAGTGTTGCCACCAGCCGCTGAAGTGAACGTTGTGTTCGCTTCATTGAACAGCGCTTCCGTGCCTGTCTGTGACTCATAGCGTGAGCGCAGGGCGAAGATCAGGCCTGTCGGGCCAGTCATCGGCTGCACGCCGCAGATGTCATAGGCGATCAGGTTTGGCATCGAGCGACGGACCAGTGAGATAAGCACTGGGTCGAAGATGTCAATGTTGCCGCCTGAGGCCACGGATGAAGAGGCGCCCATCGCATTCGCGGGAGCAGCTTCACCTAGCAGACCGGGGGCGCGATAGCCACCTGAGCCGATTGACTGCTGACGTGAGTCATACTCTTGGTTTTCCAAGAGCTGAGCCACGACCGCACGGCGGTGTGAATCCTTAATCGCAGGGAGGTCACCATGGTCGATGACCGCGCCCCACTTCTGGATCAGAGACTCTGTATTCATGGTACTTCCCTTTCCTCCTAGGAATATTGGCTATTTAGCCGATCAAAACTTTTTAACGGTGCGTGAGATGGCAGAGACGTAAGCCGACATCGGGCCCGACTTGTCATCAACGTTTTCGATTGGGTCGTTATCAAGGACAGATTCAGTCAGGACTGACTTCACCGCAGCCTTACGACCTGTCGGGAAGTAACCTTCACGTAGGTCATCTAGCTTCGCGCTAAATGATTCTGCATCTTCGAAATCGACTGATTCAGCAAGCTTGCTGAGCTTCTCGGCCTGCACCTGAGTGAGACCTTCGGCCGCTTCGGAGATCAGAATGCCGCGCACCAATTCTTCGTTCTCGGAGCGAAGCTCGACTGACTTCTCGATCTCTTTATTGAGAGCGTCAGTAAGCTCCTCGACTTGCGACGCAAGACCTTCGAGCACATCTTCCTTACCTTCCGGCACGTCGATGTAATGCTCTGTGAACAGATTGCGAAGGCCGCCGATGAATGATTCGACGATCTCAGAACGGAGACCGGTCTCGACAGCCAGACGGTTCTCATCCATCCACTGATCAACCACGTGGTCAAGATAAGAATCAACTTCTTCGATCAAACCAGATGTGCGGGTCTCGATAGCTTCATTGATCTCAGCTTCCTGGATCGCAGCCATCTCTTCCAGCTTCTCGTTGATCTTTGTCACCAGCGCCGCATGGAAGATATCGGACACCTTAGTCTTGAAATCTTCTGAGACTTCAGCGCCTTCAAAGATAGCACGGACATCGTCTGTGATATCGATATCTTCTGATGTCACGCGAGCAGGCTGAGCGATCTTTGACGAACCCTGTTCAGGATAATCATGCTCGCCGTCGGGCAGACCCATCACCTTGGCATAAGTGGCCTTAAGGTCACCCTTCTTCATCTTTGACACCGTATTCACGATGGCTGAAACCATCGCGGAACGTGATGCCGGGTTCACCGAAGTTGGTGAGGTGCTGATGATGTTATGCTCGCCACCCTTATCGCCACCAGGCGGGGTGACCTTGCCACCGACCGGACCTGGGACATGGGCGCCAGGAGCATCCACCTCGTCGATCTGCTGCTTTTGGTTCATTTCCTGTCTCCTCGGGACTTTGATGATTGGTCCAGTGATATTTATAAAATCTGGATATTACAGCTTTGATAGGAAGTTACGGAACACGTCAAGCACTTCTGACTCGGTACGACGTGAACGTGAGGCCTCATTGATGCGCCTCTTATAGCCTGCGATTTCGACTTCCTTCAGAATGCCGTTATCCCAGACCCATTCCTTACCTTCCATGACGCCATGCACAAAAGCATCTGGAGCTGAAGGGTCAGCGACGATGTCAGCAGCTGTAGCAAGGTGAAAGTCATCTTGGACTTCCATGCAGCCGTTACGCTCTTTCAGAGAACCCATGCCACGAGTCGACACACCTAGACGTGCGCCTTCATCCATGAGGTTCTTGACGATATTACCATAAGGTGTTTCCATGATCTTGGCGCGGCCAATGTAATTGTTACCATCTTCGCGCAGCTCTTTGATCATGTGTGATACGCGCTCAAGGTTGATGGTCGGACCAGATGGGTGACCAAGCTCACCGTAAGCACGGTTCTGTTTGATGTGCTCATCGATATAGCGGTTAACTTCGCGCTGCATGATGTGTTTTGGGTATGTACGATTATTGCGGTTCTTCTGTTCGGCCTGCATGAACACGCCTTCAATGAAGTAACTCTTACCGCCGCGTTCATTGGCTTCAGTAATAACTTTCAATTCTTCATTGACTTCGCATATGAGTTTCATTGAAGTTATTCCTTAGTAAGATGAGCCGCCGGTGATTGCCGGACGTTTGTGTAACTTAATCACCAATGATGCAGGACCGGTGCCAGACCTGGTCACTACAACATTTGCAGCAGCTTCACCACCTGTCTCAAGACCAATACCAGCAGCTTGAAAATCCATTGTGCCAGTTAATGCAAGATTTAATACATTGTTGGCGCCGCGCTTGATATTGAATGTTACGCCATTTGCAGCTGCCCAAGATACAACTGAAATAGCCATTTCTTGAACGGTCTCACCTGCTGAGTTAGCAGCCACAACAGCATTGGAGCTGTTTAGGGCGATGTAACCACCAGCAGAAAAGTTGCCAGTGACATATCCACCCTTGATGCCTTTATTGACTACGCGATCAATGGCCATCTTCAGATTCCTCAGCGTTAAACGCAAAGTCGATCAGGTCACGTAGACCTTGGGCGCTTGATGACCCAATCTCGATGAACCTCTTAGCGTTCTCATCTTCAAGCAGAGAATATACCTCAG